GTAGTTGATAGTGCTATTTTGCGCGAACTTCCCGCTGAGCGCCCATTTTACGGCGGCGTCAGCTGTCACCGAGATGGCCGCGCCGCTGCCCCTGAATGCGGTAAGCCGGGAAAATTCCACGTTATCCCGCAGCACAAGGTATTCCACCGATACGTTACTCATAGCTGATCTCCTGCCTGTGATCCGTCTCGACAACAGTGAACTGCACATCCCGTGCGCGGCTGTGGGCAGCCTGAATGTTTCCCAGCACCCCGATCACCACATCGCCCCAGCAGTCTTTGTAAACTACGGCAGAGCCCAGCAGCCCGCGCAGGGCGTCCATCTGTGCGGCGTCCCGGAGCGTGAAAGCGAAATCGTGGCTGGCATCCTTCATGCCACATGTATATGGTTCGGGTTTTGTACGGCCGTAGTAGTGTACGTAATCCACCTGTGCGCTGTAGCTGCCGTCGTGTGTGGGCCTCTCTCCGGCCCGCAGTTGCAGCTTCAGCCAAGGCGCGCCATCCTCAACAGACCCTAATACGGCGTTTTCAATCGCAAGGAATGCGTGGACGGGCGCGCTGTCGCCGTAGTACCCCTCCGGCGTGACGCCGCGCACAGTGTACACATGCTTTCCGGCACACAGACGGTCTGTGATGCCGCTGTCCGCTGAGCGCACAATGGGAACACCGTCACGCAGCACGAAGTATTCGGCGTATGCGGCGTCCGTTTTCCAAGATATTTCAATGGCGTTTAAACGGGCATTGAAAGCCGCTTCAACAGTTGGTCCGGGAACGTTCAGAACGGTAATGGAGCCAACGGCCGGAGCGGATTCCACGCCGAACACTGTCTTTATCGCCAGCTGCACAGGATATGTCCCATCCTGCAGGAAATACGGCATGCGGAACTCCTTGGCCGTGCTGTGCATCCAGCCTGTATCATAGTCCCCGATCTGGATGCGCACGCCCTGCTGGTCCGCAGACTGCCAGCGGATGGTGGGGCGCGGTTTTGTGTCCGTGTATACAATGACCGGCACGGCCGGAGCCCGGCGGATGATGATGGTCGCTGCGGCGCTGTAGGAACCCCACACACCATCGCCGTTTTTGGTGCGTACCCGCCACATGAGGGTGCCCTGGGCAAACTGCCCGGCGGGTGTGGCGAAGCTGGAAACATCGGTCTCCGCTGTACTGAGCGTGGTATACTGCCCGCCCATGTTGGAGCTGGTCTGCAGCTCGTAGGCGGTCTGCGCCGTGCCGGTGGATATCTCATGCCGCCACACGAAGGTGACGCCCTGAGTATCTTCCACAATAGCGCCCACAGGGGAGACACACACAGGCGTGCTCAGCGCGTCCTGGGTGTTGACATGTATCCACTCGCTGGTGCCTGCAGCGCCGGTGTTGGCCGTCACCTCAACCTGCCACTCAATGTCATCGGTAGTGAATGTATTTGCCGGGAAGTCGTGCCAGGTCTGCGCACCGCTGATGGTGACACTCTTGACGTCCTGCTGTCCCTGTGTGCGGTAGCGCAGCACGGCCGAAGTCTGGACGATTTCGCCGGGCGCATCTTCGGCTCCCTCTGCTGTGACAGACCAGCCGAAGCGGTTGACCTGGTGCTTCAGCACGCGGCCGCCGTCCGCCGGATACAAGTCTGCGGGCGTGACCGGCAGTTCCTTGTTGTTGAAGGTGGTCCAGCTGCTTGCAGTGGTCCCGCCGCTTGTGTCCGTTACCTCGACCTGCCAGTCGATGTCCCCGGCGGGAAGCACACCCGCGGGGATCGTGTAGCCTTGTGTGGCGTTGTTGACGATATATTCTGTGTACGCCGGAGCACCGTTTTTCCTCCAGCGCAGCTTTGCCGATACTTGCCGAATGGAGCCGGACAGGTCGTCCGGCTTCGTGTAGCTCAGGCCCCACGAAAAGTTGACGGCAAAGCCCTTGTAGGTCGTGGCCCGGCTGGAAGGCGTCAGATCTGTCAGCCGGACAGCCGTGCTTTGGAACTGCACCGTGGCATACCCGCCGCTCGCCTGTGCGCCGGAACTGGACGTGACCACGACCTCCCATTCCATGCCGGGGTCGGCAGCATTGGGAACGAGCCCCGTGTCGAAGTCGATGTATGTGTTGGGGCCGGGCACACGGACGGAAGTCCATGTGCCGGAGCCTTTTGCCCGATACTTGAAGTCCGAATACGCTATGGTGAGCGTTCCGTTGATGGGTTTCTCCGCCGTGACATTCCAGGAAAAACGATGGTAAAACCCTTTTTTGATCGTCGTGTTGGCTGGGGAATAGCCGGATGGCGTTATCTTGCCCGCATGGGTCTGGATCGTCGCATAGGGCACATGGTCCGAGCCGTCCACCCAAAATTGGGCAGCGCCTGTCTGGTTCTCGGTCGTAATGCCGATCTGGCACGAGAGATTGCCAGCGCCCCTTACCCCGCCGGAGGTAATCTTCCATTCGGGGCCGTTCCAGCTCGGGCCTGCAATTTGCCCAAGGATCAGGCTGAGGGGGTACGGCGCATGGCAGTACACCGCAAGTACGGATGCGGAATCAAGGACCTCGCCGGAAGGCACCGGAGACTTATCAAAAAACAGCCAGCCCCAGTCCGCCTTGTCTGCACCCAGGTTGTCGATGCGCAGCTCACCCACACCACCGGACAGATTCTTCAGATTTTGCGAACCGTTGCAGTATACGGTATACTGTCCCATGTATCAACGCCTTCTTTCTACCGCCGTGCCAGTCCCATGCGGACGGTCATTTTCTCGTTTTCAAGCATGCGTTTGATGGCCACATACGTTTCAATGTCATCCACCTTGAAGATGTTCTGGCTGTTGTCCACGAAAGTGGCACCGCCGCCCTGCGCGGATATTAAGGCGCGGGACTGTTCGGCGGTATAGACCGCCTCGCCGCCCGCAAAGCGCATCAGCTCCGGCCCGTTTTCGCCAACCCAGCGCCAGCCGGGTGTGGCGGAACGAGTGCCGCGGGCGTAGCCCGCGCCGCCGACCTGCGCCTGCAGTTCGCCCATACTGGGCACCTGTATCGTACCGGTGTTGATCATGGGCACGCCGCGGATCGCACTGATCAGCATGGCGATGCCGGATGTCACCAAAAACACCGCAGCGCCCACCATCAGCAGGTCCGCCGCCAGCATAACGAACTGGGAACCGGCCGCGGCTGCTGTTGGCCCCGCAGCGGCAAGCGCTTTCGTGGCTGAAGCGGTGCCCGTGGCCACGATACGCATGCCCAGGGCCGTGCCCGCCGCCTTTACGGCGATCAGCGCAAGCCCGCCGCTGACAAGCACCACTGCCGGATTCAGCTCCGACAGGAACCCGATGACGTCCGCGCCTACGCCGATGATGTCACCCGCTGCGTCCACGATGGCCAGTATCTGGTCTTCGTGATCCAGCAGCACCTGAGCAAAGGTCGTCTTAATTTTTGTCTCGATGGGCTCGATGCTTTTCGCAAGTTCCACATACCGCAGCTGCAGATTGTAGTTTGCCTTCTCGGCCTCGATCATATCGGAGTTCCCGGTCTTGTAGCTCTCCCACAGTTCGTCCAGCCCTTCCTTGCGCAGCGTCTGCAAAGCAAGGTTCTGGCGGCTGGCCTCGGAGCGTGTCCGACCCAGGCGTTCATTGAATTTTTCCACGTCCACACCCAGGCGGCCCAGCAGCTCGGAAAACTGGCCCGTGGCCTCGCCGGTGGCGATGGTCTCCTGCAGGGAATCGGCCAGGGATTCAATTTTCATGGTTTCCGGGAACTTGACGACCGCGCCCGCCAGCAAGTCAACGGCCTCATACGCCTTGTCTGCATCGTCGAACCCGGTGGCAAGGATGTTGGAAAGCGCCTCCACCACTTCATTGGTGTCGCCTGTGATGGCATAGAGCTCACCGGCCTTGTTGTGCAGCTGTTCCATGCCCATGCCTGCATCCCTGGCGTTTTGTTCCAGGAAAGAAAGGTCGCGCCGCAGCTCCTTGGTCTGCTCCATCAGTTCGCCGCACTTGCTGATCACCGCGCTCAGCGCATTGCCGGCCAGCGTGCCCAGGGCCACATCGAATGTCTTTGCACCCTTGCCTCCGTCCTCCATGCCCTTGCCCGCGCCTTTGGCGTTTTTCTCAAGGTCTTCAGCGGAACCGGATGCGGCGTCCATAACGTCCTGTGCGTCCGCCAGTGCCGCGCCGAAATCATCGGATCTTTTTGTGTTTTTCTCGATCGAGGCCTGAAGGCTCAGCATCCTTTTTTCCAGCCTCAGCGCCTGATCGCTGGTCTCGCCGTACTTGTCGGCCATGCGTTCGTGCTCCCGCTCACAATTGGAGAGCTCGTTCTGCTGGTTCACGATCGTGGCGTTGAGGATATCCAGTTCTTTCTGCGCAGCCTCGATGCCCTTTGTGGTCGGTTCGATCTTCCACTTTTCCGCATTCCTGCGTGATTTTTCCAGAGCATCGTCCGTCTTTTTCACAGCCTTCTCCGCATCCCCGGCGGATGCCTGCACCATGCTCTTGACCTGGTCGAGCGTTTGCTTCAGACGCGCGACGTCAAATTTTAAACCAATGACGACACCGTCGTCCGAAGTCTTAACCGCCACTCATGCTCATCCTTTCCATGGCTTCGTCATACTCGGCCTCGAAGTCGATCTTCTCCAGCGCCACCGCACGCTTGATGCGTACATACTGCTCACGCTCCTGCGGGTCCCGGATCTTGCCCAGATCCAAGCCGCGGTACTGGATCGCAAACTTTATCTGGCTGTCGGGGGGCAGGCTGTTGAAAACAGACATGAACTCCCACCAATGCATCCGGGCGCGGGTGAGGTCGATGCCCGCATATACACGGAAATCGCCCAGGATGCGCAGCGCGTCTTTTTCCCAGTCCAGCAGTTTTTCAGGCGGGACCGGATCATCGGCGGACGGGACGTCTCCGCAAAAATAGAAGTCGAGCACTCCATCGAAGTGCCCGGCTTCATCATTCGGTATTTCGCTGAAAACGTTGAGCAGGACAACGTCACGCTTCTCGGCCCAGAGCAGGGGGGACGTCAGCACCTGTCCCACGTACTTCATCCACCAGGCCCAGTCCGTCGGGACCTTGCGGCCCAGGATCGTGTCCGGCAATTTCAGAAACTCCACCGGCTGCATCTGCAAACATCTCCTTCAGCTCCGGCGTCAGAAACTGGTCAACGATCTCCCGCCGCCCCTCCATGACTTCGCCGTAAATGTATGAGCACAGGGAAACGTGCTCGTTGATGTTCATCCTGCGCCCGGCAAAGATCTCCGCGTATTCATCGACGCCCAGCGTGCCCTCGATGAAGGTGCGGCAGATATCTAGAAGCGCGTGCCCCTTTTCGCACACAAGCTCCGCCGCGGGCGTAGTGGGCCGGCGGGCGCGTGCGTCGGACTTCAGCCTGCCGTATATATCGCAGAACTCCTGCACAGCGCGCAGCATGCGGGGGAAATCCCGTGTGACGCCCTCCAACATATGGATGTCGGAAATGTCGCACGGGTACGTCCTGCCGCAGATCTCCAGCTCGCGTTTTTTGTCAAATTGAAAAGCAGCCATGGTCAGCCTCCGGATGCAGCGGTGAACGTGGGAACGCCGGCGGATACGGTCACGGTCCCTTTTTCAGGCGTGCCCAGGATCTTCAGGGCAAAGGAAATATTTTCGCGGTTATTGGCGTCGCCGCTCCCGTCGTCCGTGATGGAAAGAACAGCCTTGCCTTTGCGGCCGTTGGACGCTCCGGATGCCATGTTGTCATAGCACTCGATGAAATCCACGACGCGGTCGTCAAGATCGTACAGGCGGTCCATGACGGCGTCCTGTGCCGCGTCCCCGATGGCGCGCCAGCCCGTGAAAGTGCGCGTAACGGCAACGCTGGTCACTTCGCTCTCAGCCACGCCCCGTCCTTCCATGTCGTAATAGTCCTGGCTCTGCTCGTTGATGCTGTTGCCGCGGGAGGTAATGCCCGCGGCAATCTTTGCCCATGAAGCCGTCCCCGTCGCGCTGATGTCGATCCACCAGATGCGGTTGTATGCCTTCGGCTTTGCGTAAGTTCCGGGCATTGTTGCTCACTCCTTTTCATAGATCAGGGCGCCCTCGATCTTGTAGACGCCGTATGTGTTATTTTCGTCCCATTCGGAGATCCCGCCGTCGGCGGCCGTGATGCTGACAAACTCCGCGTCCGTCAGCGGCACGCCTTTGCGGTCCTGCTCCTGCACCCAGTCCAGAAGCCGCTCCAGAAAGTTGCAGTTGTCCAGGCGCATGAGGTCGTCGTCGCTCATCCGGGTGGCCGCGATCACAAAATTGTACTGCCACGTCGCCGCGCCGTCCATGTCCCGCGCAATGACAGTGGAACCCGTCGGCAGGATCGAATACCCCTCGGCGTCCGTCTCCAGCTTGTCGGTGCGCGCCTCCAGATCCTTCAGCGCGGGGCACTGCGCGAACAGAGCGCGGATGTCGTTTAAAATAGCCATTACCGTCCCTCCAGAATATTTCTTCGTTCATCCTCAATGATCCGGTCCTTTTCGGCGGCCATGAGGCGTTCAAGCCAGAAAGGGCCGGCAAGGCGGTTGAAGGTCGTTGTGTACCTCAAGTCCCTGCCGGTGACATGTTTCGGCTTGCGCCCGGCCATGACCTTCCCGAAATACAGATACTTGACCTGCGGGCCGCGGATAACGATGCGGCCGTTGGCCGGTTCCTGGCCCTGGGCGATGGCGTTCTCGATGCTGCCGTATGTGCGCCTGGGTACATACTTGGTGATGCGCCGGGCGACATTTTTCACAAGATGCTGCTGGGCGCGCCCGCCTTCTTCAAGCCCCAGGTCCTTCACAAGGCTGTCCAGCTCCGGCAGCCTGACATCAAGTTTCAGCATGCTCATTCCGCTGTCACCTCACAATGGAGCAGGCCGCCGAACGAACAGTGCACGAGACTTTTGACGGTCAGGGGCTTGTCTGCAAGCAGCGCTTTTTTACTCTCCGTGTCCGTTACCTCGCCTAGGCGCTCGCCACGGACGATGAAATCATGCTCCCGTTTTTCGCCCTTGTACTGCTCTGGAAGATCCTCCGGGATGATGACGGATGTGCCGTCGGCGTCCCCCTGCCAGAATACAGAAGGGCAGAAGATGCGCCTGAACCGGTACGGCCCCGTCTGCAGATACAACGTGCAGCTCGCATTCGGCGTCAGCATCCGCTCACCCCCCGGTACAGCAGCCCGCTGCGGATGGGGATATATTGGGCGGCGATACGCAGGCAGCGGCGCTCGAAGTTGCCGGATTGTTCGTCATCCTGCTGGATGCTGCGGCTCCATTTTCCCACGCTTTCGCTGGTCACTTTGCCGCCCGCCAGCACGGCCGTGTCCTGGGCGTGCTGGGCGTCTGCCAGCGCGCAGTGCGCCATGCGCACGCATTTCGCCAGCGTTTCGTCCTGCTCCCAGGCTCCGTCCTGCAGGCGGTCCAGCGTCAGACTGTGCAGCATGTACTCCGCACGAGCCAGGCAGCCCTCCACGTCCGCCTCCGAAAGTTTTCCGTGGTATGTGGAATAGTAGAACTCCTTGTCCGCTACCATGCGTATCCCTCCCGTGTATTACTCCGCGGCCGTTTCCGGCTGCTCACCGGGTACAGCCTCAGCCGGTGCGGCAGAAGGTTCTACCGCCGTCTGCACGGCCAGCAGCAGGTCCTGCTTCTTGGCTGCGCCCGTCACGTCGATGCCGTGCGCCGCAGCGAAGCTGCGCAGCTCTGTCACCGTCATATCCTCCAGCGCCTTTTCCGGTGCCGGGGCAGGGGCGGGGTTTTGTGCTCCCGTTCCCGGTGCGGCCGTCCCGGCCTCTGGCAGGGAGGCCCCGGCCTCGACGGCCGGGGCGCTCTGCGTTTCCTCATGAAAAGTCAAACCTACTGTCCGCATATTTTACGCCCCCGCTTCTGCTGCGCTGTGCAGGTAGATGCCCGCCAGCTTGTTGGCGTACACGTCCGCGATGCCCACGGTGCGGTAGCCGAACATGTGGCGGTCGCCGTCCAGGTCGTCCTCCGGCCCTTTGATTTTGGGCACCGTGTGCTTCTGGAACTGGATCAGAGCCGAAGGGTGGAACACCATGAAGTTGATGTTCTTCGCACCCGTGGCCTTCTTGTAACCGCCCGCCTCTTCGCCGGAGGTTTTTCCATCCAGCATGTCGATGGCCGTATAGAACCGGGTCTGCGGCACCAGCGTCTTTGTGGCAAAGCGCGTCAGGATCTCACGGCTCTTCGTGGTGTCCAGGTCTGCGATCATGCCGTCCAGCGTCGGCGTGATGAACAGGTGGCGGTTTTCCGTGGGAACCTCATCTTCGTCCATCTTCGTGACGGCCACACGCAGCGCCGCCAGCACCGAAGCGCCGTCCGGCAGATCGGCTGCGGCGGCCTTGGAAATGCCGCTCTTGCCCGCGTAGGACGCGAATCGGAAAGCGTCCAGCTCCGGCACCACCTTCGTGCGGATGAACTCGCCGGCCAGGCGGGAAAAGGCCACTTTCGCGGTCTCCTGTTCGTCCAGTGCGTCCACATAGAACTTGCGGCCGCGGTCGTAGTTGCACTTTATGGTCTCGTTGGTCATGGTGACGTCGCCCTTGACGTACCCGTCGTTGCGGCTGTAGTCGCCCAGCCCCTGCATGCTCAGCATGGGCACGATCAGCTCGTTGGCGTTGGCGCCCTGGCGCGCCAGCTCCGCAGCGCCGTCCAGCTTGCTGGTCAGCGATGCCAGCTTGTAGATTTCGTCCAGGATGGGGACGAAGGTTTTTGCCAGTGCAATGTTGTTTGCCATATTGGTTTACCTTGCCTTTCTGTATAGTGTGTGTGATACGGTCAGTCCACGGGCAGATCCGCAGCCTTGCGCATGGCGATTTCGTTGGCGGTATATTTCGCCGCGCCCGGCACAGCAGAGGTCCCGGTGCCGGATGCGGGCGCAGGTTCCGCTGCCGCCGGGCCGAACAGGTATGCGTCGCTTTTCTGTACGGCCGCGATGGCTGCCGCGATGTCCGCATCCTGGTTCTTGCTGGTGCGCAGAGCGTCAAGGTCCAGCGCGCCGCGCGCCAGCTTCGGGTTGTGCGCTTTCGCGTCGGACAGGGCCTTGTCGATCTTCGCGTCAAACGCAGCGGCCGCCAGCTTTTCGTCCCGGTCCTTTTCCGCCGCCTCCGCGCGCTGCTTGTAGTCCGCGATTTGCGCCTTTACCTGCTCCGCGTCCAGCCCTTCAAACTTACCGATGGCCTCGTTGGCGGCGTCCAGCTGCTCCTGCAGCCCGTCGGCACGTGCCGATGCTGCGTCCAGGTCCGCCTTTGGCGCGTACAGCTCGTTGATCTTCGCCTCCAGCTTTTCTTCCAGCTCCCCGGTGTAGGCGTCGCCAAGAAGCTCTTTGGCAAATTCCAGTGCCATGTTTCAATCTCCTTCCTTTTAAATACAATATATATGTGCATAACAAAAGGACCCCCGTGAAGGGGTCCTTCAGCTATCATTTAAAGGCGCTTAAACGGACGTTTAAACGCAGGTCAGGGCGCGTGCCGGTTTTGCCGGCGCACCAGCTCATCCACCAGAGCGTCCAGCTCCGCGCGCTTTTCTTCCTCGCTCCTGTGGTCGGTGTATCGTTCAATGAGTTCATCCAGATCTTCACCGGGGAATTGTGCGCGCAGTTCTTCCATATATTCAGCGCCGCTTATCTTTGTCTCGCTCAGACAGAACATTGGATATGGTTTCCCGTATTTTTCCTTGTACGCCTGGCGAAGCTGGTCGTACCCAAGCGACCTCATGAAGGCTGCAAGCTCCGGTGTAATGGGCATAGGCATGACACATACCTCCTAAAACAGTTTCTGGTATTCTTTCCACAGGCCGGGGAAGAGCTTCTTAACGAAGAACAGGTCCGAATCATTCCGTGTTTCCATCGTAAAGAGTTCCGCAAATATCTCCAACGGGACGGCTTCTGAATTTTTTGCCCAGTATTCAGCCTTGTGCCCGAAACCTGTGTCAAGCCGCCCGGAGCTGAGCGCGCTGAGGATGTCTTTCATCAAATCGCTGCGTACTGCCTGCGCTACACGCTGAAATCCCTCGGCGTTATCCAGAACAGCTTTTGAAGCGTCTGAAATCGCATCCACAAATGCTTTGTTTTTGTACCCCTGCGCATTCAGTACATCCGTCCGGTGCGCGAGCTCATGTGTGTTTGCCATTTCAAAGTCGGTCGTGGAAAACTGTGGATGCCTGGGGTTATACAGGATACGGTCCTCCACAGGGTCATACGCAAACGGAGCATCCAGTGTGCCGTCCTCCATGTACTCAGTGGGATTCTTTTCTGTAAAATACCTTAACCATACCATATTCTTTTCCGGCGCATCCGTCAAGGTGTCAAGATACGCGGAATAGCTTTTCCGGGCTTCTTCCACATCCAGCTTGCCGCCGCTGCCTGTGAGCGTACCCGCAGGACGCGGCATTTCCAGCGTGCCGTCCGGTTTCAGCGCCCGGCCCAGCCCCGCCGCCCGCAGCCGCTCCGGCGCGGTGCGCAGCCCGGCCGCAGCCGAAAACCGCTTGTATTCCGCATTCAGCTGCCGCAGGAGGATGCGGCTGCTGCGCAGCTCTCCGCTGCCCAGCTTGCCCTCCTCCTGCGCCGCGGCAATACGGTCCTTGCACTGCCGGATGCTGTTCTCCAGCGCTTTCTGCTGCTGCGTCGCTTCGTACTGGGTGTAGTGCCTGCCCTCGTAGGTGACGCCCTTCGCGTTTTCCCGCGCCATCTCCGCCAGCTGCTCATTCGTCCACTGGGGGCTGTCCACGCCCAGCTTGATCGGCCAGGCGATGTGCTTGCAGCTCAGCGTGCCGATGCGCCGCTGCAGGCGGCTGTTCAGCCGCTTGTATTCCTTATCGCTGTACTGCCGCCCCTGGTAGGGCTCATGGTCCGGCGCGCTGGCGCTGTGCGCGCTGATCTCCCAACCGTCGCACCCGCCGTCGTCGTGATGCTTCTCGTTGATGGCCGTGGTCATTTCGCCCATCTTCGCCATAATGGCGCGCTGGGCCATGAACTCTACGGAAAAAGTGCGCCCGTCCGAGCGGTCGACGGTGCGGATGCCCCGCTGCCACAAGCGCAGCGTGGCACGCCGCACAGCTTCCTCCGGCGTCTTCGCGCCGCTGGAGACCTCCCGGAACACATAGTCCATCGTGCGCCGGTATACATCTTTAATAGGATACACCCGGCCGTCCACATCTGCCGCGGCCAGCTGGCCCAGCACGTTGGCCACTTCCTTGCGCGTCACCTTTACATAGGCTTCGGCAATGTTCCGCAGGCTTTCGTTTTCCTCCAGCGGCGCGGTCTTCTCCGCGGCCCAGCGCATCAGCTGCTCCACCGCGTCGTCGGTGAGGTCTGTCTGCCTGCGCAGCGTGTCCGCGATCACATCGTCCGCTCCGGCAAGGCTTTTTGCCAGCAGAAGCTTGTATTCATCGCCGGACGATATCTGCCCGGCGGCGGTAATGCACCGGCACAGGTCGCGCAGCAGCTCCTCCGTGACGGGGCCGTAAACAGCGAGGATCAGTTCCCGCAGCCCGTCGATCTCATCCGGTGTCAGCGCCATGACGTCACCTCAGCCCGGCCTGGGCGGTCAGCTGGACCATCTCCGGCATGTACTTTTCACGGATGGCCGCAAGGTCTTCCGGCGTCTCACAGGGCAGGTCGTATTTTTTCGCCAGCGCCAGCTCAGGTTTCAGCAGGCCGGCCTCCACCATCGAAAGCGTGTCGGCCCAGTCCTTGTCTGCGTCATACAAAACGCCGTTGCCCCAGCTCACGCTCAGCAGCTGCTCAAGGTCCACCGCCTGGGCGTCGCACAGCCCCAGCGCCTGCCCCCACAGGTCCGTGATGCGCAGCGTCTCCAGCAGTGCGTCGTACCACATCCGCTGCAGGTCCATGATCGACAGGCTGTAGTCGCCCTCGCTGCTGCTGATCTCCTTTGCCGTGCGCTCCACAGCCTCCACGTCCGACAATATACCGCGTTTCAGGCCGATGATATTCTCACACGCCTTTAAATAGCTCTGCTTGCGCCGCTCGAAGCTCTCATCCCGCAGCGTGGGGGAGAAGATGGTCATGCCCACGCTGGCGTCGCCGTCCAGCCCGACGAACACGTCGTCCTTCAGCCGCATCACGCCGCCCTCCGGGTCCGGCGTCATAAGCATATCCGAGCCCGCCACGATCCGGCTGCGCCCCAGCTCGAACTCGCGCCCCAGCTGGTACTCGTTTTTGTAGATGTTGTGGATCAGCTGCACCGCGCCCTCGTATACGCTCACGCCGTCCGGGCTTCCGTCCACGTTATTTGCCATCGGCAGCCGGATGTAGGTCATGCCCAGTCCACTGAAGGGCACGCTGTAGGTGTGCTCCGGGGCCAGCGCCGCATACTGCGGCAGGCTGTCCAGCCGCACCTCATGCCCCAGTGTGCTGCTGTTTTCCGACACATACAGCTTGTACCGGATGGTCAGATACCCGCTGCCATCCACAGTCCGGCGTTCCAGCAGCGTGTAGTAGTCGGAGCCCGCCCGGCTCCGCTCGCTCATCAGCACGTCCGTGATGCCGCGGGGCCCGCGGGCCAGTACGTTGTAGCAGTCGCGCCTTACCACATGGTAGGCCAGCCGCCCCGTGCCGTCCGGTGCAGGCTTCAAAAAGCCTTCGCCGCCCACCATGACCCACTGCAGCACGTCCTGCTTTTCGGCGTCGATGAGCCTGCGCTGCCCGTCCAGCCACGCTGTTTTTCCGGTGCCGTTTTCCATAAAGCTGGAATCGTACTCCGCAAAACAAGCCTTTGTCAGTTTGTTGGTGATGGTGTAGGGGATGCGCTGCGCCGGGTCTTCGTCCTTTCCCTTCACCGCTTCACGCATGAAGAACAACTCGAACCACTCCCGCACCGCCGCCTGCATAGCCGCTGTGCTGGTGTCCTTCAGCCCCGCCGCCTGCGCCCCTGTGATGGCGGCGTCGTCAAACAGCGCCGCCAGCGCGTCGCCGTATTCCAGCACCGCCCAGCTGGGCAGGTACTTCTTCAGCAGCCAGTCCTTCAGCTTCATTCGTCACGCTCCTTTGCGCTGCCAGATGCGGCTGCAGGCATACCGCGCCGCATCGATGCCGTGGTCGTTTGCCTCCATCAAAGTCCCCAGCACCGTGCCGTCCGGCGCTACCTCGTACTCCCATTCCAGGAACTCCTGCAGCACACACGGGCATTTTACCGGGTCGATTACGATAGCGTTCAGCCCCTGCAGCCACCGCACGCCCAGCTCACGGCTTCCCGGCCCTTTCCGGGCAGACCAGCACCGCAGGCCGTAGCTGCGGTAATCCGCGCAGGATTTTTCGTCCGCGAGGTCCGCAAGGATCAGCTCGCCCGGGGCCACCCGTTCTTTCACAAGCCGGGCCGTGTAGTCATTCTGCAGCTTATTGCCCCGTGCTTCGTCGAAGATGTACAGCGTGCGCGTGCCTGCGTGGTAATAGGTACGGATGAACACCCACGGGTCGGGGTAGTACCCCCAGTCCACGCCGCTGATGATGTTGTCGAAGCCCGCGATCTCCTTCGCCGTGATCTTCCGGCTCAAGATGTTGTCGAACACCTGTGTGCCGCTGCCCACCATCTCGCCCAGGTACATGTGCCGGTATTTGAGCGGCTTTGTCTTCCGTAGCCAGTCCGCACCGTCCAGGAACTCCTTGCCCAGCCAGTCCCGCGGCGCATCCAGATACGACGAATGATGCACCAGCTTGCCCGGCTGCTGCTCCCGCGCGTACCGGTTGGCCCAGTTCCGCGCGTTGGCGGGCGGGTTGAAGCTGATGAGTGTTAAGGTCGGGTTGCTCCCCGAGCCGCGGAACGCGGACTGCTTCACGCTCAGCACCGCGTTTTCGCCCCGGCGAAGCTGGTCCGCTTCCTCGAACCACAGGCAGCCAATGTATCCGAACTTCGGTTTGATACCCTTAATTTTCATCTCATCGTCCAGGCCGCGGAAATAGATGGTCTGGCCCGTGGGCTTGTAAATGAGGCGAAGAGGGCTCTTTTTCTCCAGAAAATGCTCCGACAGCCCCAGCTTTGCGACGGCCCACAGCATCTGCGAGTACACGCTGTCCTCCAGCGTGTTTCCCATCTGCCGCATCACCAGCGCGTGGCTTTGCGGCCACTTCAGCAGCCACAGCACGATCTCAACGCTGCAGAACGAACTTTTCAGGCTGCCGCGCCCGCCTTCCTCCACCAGTGTGTGCGCCCGCTGTTCCCGGACGGCCCGGTGCGAATCATAGAACCCCGGCCCGATCACGTTCTTTAAATCGACCGTCACCGCCGGGCGGCTATATGCTGTCAACGATGTTCACCTCCGCCGCGCCGCTGCCGCTCTCTTTCTGCAGCTCCGTCCACAGCCGGATCGCGTCCATATCGCCGGCCTGGCATTTTTTCAGCAGTGCCGCGTGGATCACCGCCGCTTCGTCCGTGCTGTATTTTTCCACCAGCTTATCCAGCAGCGCGAGGTAGTCCCGCTTATTCACCCTGGTATACTGTGCATGCAGCGTTTTTAAATCTTTTAAAATGTTAAATTCCTTTTTCTGTTTTGCCTGCTCAACACCCTCCAAAAGGGCGGTTATGCTGCTTTGAGGGGTCCGTTTCACGCGATGCTCCTTTCCGGACCGCACGAACGGCCCTAAATTTCGCCTGTAACGAAAAAAGGTCCTCAGGCGTCCGCGTGGACGGCCCGAGGCACCTAAACGGTTTTTAACGGCATACAGGGGAAATTAAACGGTATTCCGCAGCATGGCGGGCAAGAGGGACGGATTTTCATCGGGCATGCTTCGCCATCCGACCGTTTCCGCCCGGTTTTCACCCCCTCTATGCCCGCCATGGCCACGGGCGGGGGACGAATCAACCCCGCCGCTTTCATGGTTTTCCTGTTTGGTCTAAACATCCGTTTAACAGGTGTTTAGAAATGTGTTTTCAACGAGTTTTCACACCGGTTTCAACTTTTCCACATTTCCCGGTGTGCTGCGCCGCACGCAGCGGGGGAAGGGGCAAACCGGGCAGCCGCTCTCATGCATGGCCCACACGCACCGCGTGCACAGCTCCGGCGGCTCCTTCAGCTTCGCGCCGGAGAGCTTCCGTGCCAGTTCGCGCCGCGGGTCTTTCCGCTTCACTGCGCATCACCGTCCACAGGGATGACGCCGAACCGCACCCGCCGGGCCACGCCGCCCAGCTCCGCCGTCACATACGCCCGGCGCTGCCGCCGCTCCATCCGCACCGGGCAGCCTGCAAACGCCGCCAGAGGGCCGTCCAGAACGTGCCACGTGCCGTCTGCGTGAAACAGCACCCGGCTGGGCTCCAGCGTCTCGTCACTGTCCAGCCGCCACCGCAGCGCCTCCCGAGTGTCCAGCGCCTGCGGCTCGCCGTGCTCCAGCCCCAGCCACCGGATGACGCCGGGGACAGGGGAAACGAGATGGAACAACGCCGCGTTATAGTCCGCGCCCACAAACACATATCCCGGCAGCAGCAGCCGGTCCTCGGTCTGCCACTGACCCCGCCGCCGAATCTCCATCCGCTGGTCCGGGGCTCTGGCTTTCACGCCTTTGCGCCGCAGCGCCGTGCATACGTCCCGTTCCGTCCCGGTCAGGACCTGCAGTGCGTACCAATTCATCAGCGCTGCGCCCCTTTCTGCCGGCGCTCCAGCGCCGCCACGAGCTGCCGGTACAGCTCCGGATGTTCCGTACCAAGGGCTGAGAAGAACTCCGCCTTCAGCTCGCCCATGGCGGCCTGCGTGTCATCCTTGCTCTGAATGTCCAGCCTGCGGGCGTACGCCACAGCCTTTGTCTGCGCGTTCATCTCCCGCAGCAGCTTATCCAGCGCGATATCGTTCCACTCTTCGTCCGGCTTCGACAG